GCGAGCACGGGGTTCTTCCGCATCCGGGCCTCGTACCATTCGATCTGTCTTTCTGGCCAGTGGCCGAAGCCCCCGCGCTTCATGTGCCACTCATGTGAGACGGCCAGCAAATTGACGACCGAGTCGATGAAGAGCGGCCACTTCATCCGTGCCCACTTGGTGTCGTGGCACCTGGCGTGATGAAGCTCTGTGGGAACAGCGGACTCGCCATGGGCGGCGGCGATGGCGCAGCATCCGCCCTGGCGGCTCACCAGCGTGTGAAACTTTTTCGCGTAGTTGGGGATCATTAATTCTCTTTGAGGGCCACCTGCTCTTCCATGGCCAAGATGCGCGTCATCTCGATTAGCTTGGAGAAGTCTGCCTGGTCGACATCGGCGTCGTCTTGGGGGAGCACGATCCCCTCGATCTCGGTCCCTGGGTACATCATGTCCTGGTAGGCGCGCACCATCACGTGGTACTTGACTTGGTTCATGCTTTGTCCTGTCGCATAGGCAATCTGTCGAAGGAAGCCATGGAATGCGTTGTTTTGGGATAGCGGGCCAGAGGTGCGGCGGGGAGACCAGGGCCAGATGTCGAGATTAAATAAGGCTCTGTTCTCCTTCTTCTTCATTCGCTCCCACGTCCTCCGGAACTCCATCCACTCCCCCTCCGTTACCTGGAGACGGATCGTCCCCACCTCCGAGATCTCCGCTATCGCCGCGCTTATCCTCTGCTTTTCGCTTGGCATTGTTGAGAATCTCCTCAAATGATTTCTGGGCGTCGGCGACTTCGTCGGGGCGGCCTATGATCTCTATCGCCTGCAGGTAGCTGTGCCGCTGCTCCTCAGAGGTGACAAGGAAGGCGAACGATATCAGGGTGGTGAGAGCGCTGACGCGCTCCTCGCGCTCATACATCGTTGAACGCCTCTTGGTTCACGCCGCTCCGGTACTTGGCGAGGTCATCGGCCCAGCAGTGCTCGTTGTATGGGCAGTACCTGCACTGCCAGTCCGAAGCAAACTTCTTTCCTTGTCTTTGAAAGAACCGAACTATCTCGCCGTCTCTAATCGCGGCACGAAAATCTCTCTCTGGAGCATTTTTTTCCTGGAGCGCTTTCTCTGCGTCCTGCCATCTCCCGACGACTGACTCCACGGAGACTCGGGATCGGTTGCCGTCGACCACGACCCTGCCGTCGTCGTCCAGAGTCAGAGTGAACTGGCATCTGTACTGATCGTCTCTGCCCAGGAAGGCGAGGATAACCTCGTCCGCTGAGCCGAAGGCGAGATAGCAGAGCATCTGGCCCAGATAGTGGGGATGTATGGCCCGCCACCCGGCTTGCCTGATGTTGCGGATGTTTTGTCCGAAGGAAGTCTTGAGGTCGATCACGGTCACGGTGGAGCTTCCCTTCAGCTGGCCCCGAACATCTTGCCTTCCAGAGACGGGCATCTCGAGCCCGTCAACGGGAGTGCGGAACGCCCACTCCTCTTCCACCCAGTCGAACGCTCCGCTATTGGCGACGGCAGCGAAGAACCAGCTATGCAAGACGTTGCCAGCCTTGGTGCGGTAGAGGCCAAGGATGTCCATCGCCTTGCCCTGATCGCGGCCGATGGTGAGGTCGTAGTAAGCGCGGCGGCGACACCCAAGGGCCTCCGACGGCCACCAGCTATCTTTGGCCTTGCGATTCTCTTGGTACTCTCGGTCTTCGTTCACAAGAGACGAGTCGACGATGTTCCAGACATTCATGATCGCGCCTCCTTGGTCGCCCGAGACACCTCCTTGTCGCCAAAGGTTGTCGCCACTTGGTCGACGAGGTCCTGTCCAGACCGCTCTCGTGATTGTTCAACGAGAATCTCTTCGATCCGGGCCTGGAATTTCTTGAGATCTTCCGTGGTCGACGCCTGCGCGATTTTTCTTACGGCGCGCATCCGCACGTCGCTGTTGAGTATTTGCAAGGCGGCTCGGTCGACCTCTTTTCGGAAGGACTCTTGTTCGCTAAGTGGCTCTTCGGGCCCCTCCCCGAGGAGGTCGAGCTGGCCGGAAGTGATCTCGGCCAAGTACTTGCCATACCTCTCAAGATCCTCTGTGGTCTGCGCGTCACGCACCGCCCCATATGCCCGGTCCCGCCTAATGGGGTCCTCAATTTTCTTTATGAGGGGAAACAGGGCGAGCCGCTCGTCGAGCAGCTCATCCATTGCTCTTGGCTTTTTTACGTCCCTTGGGCGATTCTTCGCGGCCCCTCAGCCACTCTTGTATGGCGACGGCAACTACGGCGCTCACCGACGGCACGGGGTTTCCCGACTCGCCCTGATCCCTGCGCCACATATCCAGAGAATCCCGCACGGTGTCGGGAATGCTCACGGTCACACTTACCTTCATGGGACCACATTAAACGCGCTTGACCTCATGGGTCAAGGGGGTTTAGTGTCGTCCGCATGGGAAAGTACGACGATGCGATGAGCAACTGGAAGGAGCAGGACAGGATTTCGATCTATAAGTTCGAGACTCCTGGCGACGCTATCTACGGCACGCTTCGAAGGATCGCCTATGAGAAGGGGCAGTTCGGGGAGCAGCTGGCGATGAACATCGAGAGTGACGAGGGGGTCAGAAAGGTCTTTTGTCCGACGGTTTTGCGCCGACGCGTCGAGGACAACTGGCCGTCGGTGGGGATGGATGTCGCCTGTAAGTTTTTCGGGACAGGAGAAGGAAAGCGGGGGCAGTTCAAGGATATCGGCTTTCAGGTGCTCGACGAGAACGGGATTCCTCGCGACTCCGTTCGGCCCGCGGTTGAGGCTGAGGAGGCGACCGGAAACGACGACGACGATATTCCGTTTTAGCTAAACCGTTTTACTTGCGCGAGCCGCCTTCTGCGTGGGGGCGGCTTTTTTATCAAGGGAGAGGGAGTCATGGCAGGAAGAATCCGCACGTACACGTTCACGCAGCTACCAGACCAGATCCTTGAGGACGGGCTGAGCTGGAGGGCCATTCTGGCGTATGTGGCGATCCGTTATCACGCCAAAACCAAGGACAGTGCATGGCCCGGCCAGAAGAGAATGGGCGAGCTTGTCAACCTTTCGATTGACACGCTCTTGAAAGGTCTCACCGAGTTAAGGGAGCGTGGCTATCTGGAGATAGAACGCAGAACGGGGGGGTCAAACCACTACCACCTATACCCTACCTACCGCTCTCAGCGGGAGGTACCTACCGCTCACAGCGGGAGGGGTACCGCTGAGAACGGCATGAACAATATGAATGAACAAGAGGAAGAGAACACTTCTCGGAAGAAGTCGGTTGGAGTCGACATGAGAGACTCGCGCGCTCTTCTTCGTCGACTCTTTTCCGCTGCCTATGAGAACAAGCTGGGGGGTGCGCCCCGGTGGGCGGCTGCCGAGAACGCGCTCATGGCCGACCTCACTGAGCGTTGGCTGGGAGGATCGCACCAGGAGATGCGGGACCGGGGAATGAGGGCGATCCAGGCTTGGTTTGACGACAGCACCGACCAGGCGGACTGGGCGCAGAAAACCGGGTACGAGTTTCGCCAGTTTGCCATTAAGTTCGGCGCCCTTGTCGCGGCCGAGTACACCTGCGGGAAGTGTGGCGGCCACGAGTATCGGCTCTTCGCTGGAGCGAAGGAGTGTCAATCCTGTAATGACTGACAACGAAGCTGCGGTCCTTGCCTGCATCATCCGCGACTCGAGCGTCATCAGCCGGGTGCGCGCCCACCTGATGCCAGAAGACTTTCAAACGCCAGATGCGAGGAGTGTCTATGAGGCGGTTCTCGAGGCCAAGGACAAGGGCAAAGACATTGACGTGGCCGTGGTTGCCATGGACCTGGAGCAGGGTCACGACAGGTTGCTGGGGGTGGCCGACGGGTTTGTGTCTTCGGCCAACATCGGATTCTACCTGCAGGCGATGCAGTCAGAGCGGGTCGTCAAGAGGATTGCCGCCATTACAAAGGGGGCCGAGTCGGTGATTGCCAGCACGCACCGGCCATACCCGAAGCTCCTTGCCAAGGTGCGAGAGGAGATAGAGGACATGAAGATGTTCCCGGACTCCCTTGCAGAGGACGCCGGGTCCATCGCCGACGAGGTTCTCGAAGAGTCGATGGAGAACGAGGGGTTAGATTTCACCGGCAAGGAGACTGGCTACCCAAGGTTGGACCACATGGTCGACGGGTTTCACCCTGGCGACTACATCGTTCTCGGAGCCCGGACCACGGTCGGCAAGAGCGCGCTGGCCTTGAATCTGGCAACGGTCATCTCGACAAAAGAGCCGGTGCTCTACCTCAGCTTCGAGATGCCGGCCAAGCAGTTGATGTATCGGTTGTATGCATCGCTCGCCGAGATCGATTCAAAGCTCATCAGGAGGAGGAGCCTGACTGACGCGCAGCGAAAGACGCTGGTGGACACGAGAGAGTCGATCAAGTCCTTGAAGCTGAAGTTCGACGCGGGGCACCCGAGCGTCAGCAAGCTCATAAGCGACATCGAGCAGGCGCACCAGGCTGGGGTCAAGACAGTCGTGGTGGATTATCTGCAACTGGTGCCCGGCGACCGCCCCGGCCGACAGTCGGATTACGAGCGGGTGACAGAGGTCAGCGGGAGGCTGAGGGACTTGTCCAAGCGCCTTGGAGTAACCATTCTGGCCCTCAGCCAGCTCAAGCGCGAGAGCGATGAGAAGAAAATACCGACGCTCACGGACCTCCGGGAGAGCGGGGCGATCGAGCAGGATGCCGACGTCGTCCTGCTGCTTCACAGGAAGCGCCTCGGCGACGAGCTGGACACTGACGCTCGGCTCGCCATCGCGAAGAATCGCTACGGAGACTGCGGGTCAGTCTTCCTCAGGTTTGAGCCTCCCTTCACGAGATTCGTAGCGGCGTGATGGAAGGAGCTTAGATGGAGCCACTGAGAGCTATTGCCCTGGGGTGGGGCGTGCAGAGTTTTGGGCTCTGCGCCCTATCAGCAGAAGGGAAGCTGCCGCCGATCGACTTTGCTGTCTTCGCCGACACGACCTATGAGGCCGCGGCGACGTACCGGTACATAGAGAGGTACACACCCTGGCTGGAGGAGCGCGGCATCGACGTGCGCACCGTGGTCGACGACTCGGTGACAGCTCCAGACAAACACGTCGATGAGTGGGGGGCGATATTCATCCCCGCCTTCACCAAGCACCGGGATAGCCATGAGCCGGCTGGTCCCTTGCGTCGTCAGTGCACAGGAGCATGGAAGATCGACCCCATCCGACGGCTGCTACAGAAGGAGAGGGAGCGGGGCCAAAAGTGCGAGATGTGGCTCGGCATAACGCTGGACGAGGTCACAAGGGTGAAGCCCAGCAACGTCCAGTACGTCACTAACATCTTCCCCTACATCGACGCGTTGGGCTGGAGTCGCGGAGACGTGGTGAATTACCTCTCGAAGCTGGGGATCGAGCCGCCACCTAAAAGCGCGTGTGTGTTCTGTCCTTACCGCAGCGAATCGTCTATGAAAAAGATTCAACAGGACCCGGACGACTGGGAGATGGCGGTCAACATGGACGAAGCGATCCGCGAGAAGCGCCGAGGGTTCCTGTCTTACGTGCGCCGTGAACTTGTGCCACTGAAAGACATGGACTTCGACAACGGCCAGATGGAAATGTTTGAAGAGGAGTGTGAGGGGTATTGCGGGCTATGAAGAAATTATCTAGCGTTCGATGGCCTCGAGTCTTGGTGTGGGGGCTGGTTGCCCTGCTCTTGTCACAAACCGTCGCGATGTTGGCGATAATAACAAAGAAAGTAGATCCGGTGGCGTGGTCCAATCTTGCGGGGGCCTTTCCCACGTACTTCCGATTCGTCCTTGTGGATGCTCGACAGTATGTCGCCCCCATCTTCCTGGCACTGGTGGTGTTCGGGGTGGGGCGCGGCTACCAAGTGCGCGCCCAGCATGTGCAGATCACCGTCGCGGCAAAACGATACGGAAAATCCGAGAGGGATTCTCTAAAAGCGCAGGTCAGGGAGCTCGGAGAAACCAATCAGGCTCTGGCTCGAGCCAACCTTCGCTACAGACAGGCCATGGCGGTCCACGCCAGGGCAAACGAGTTGGCGAGCGAGGATGAAGTTGAGCAGCAAAGAAAAAGGGCTGGATGACAGCTCCTACTTGCGGGAGTTTGCGAACATTCTTGGGGACCCCACTTACCGGGTGAAGCTCAAAACAAAACATAAGCCCGAAATGGTTCAGATATCTCCACTCATGGCTGAACAAGTCGCTTTGCGGTTGCGAGAGATTGCCGATAAAGTGTCCGCGTCATGACGGATGTCTTCAAAGAGTCGGGCGGCAAGTACACCGGAGAATTGAAAAAGGCTTTTGCCTGGGTGGCTGACGAGGGCTCCGCGAAGCCCCTCGCGGAGGGAGTGGAGCTCATGGTGAGAAACTCCTTTCTCTTGAAGCGGGTGACTGGGGTCAGCAAGTTGATGCCAACCGAGACTTCCCCCCTCTCAGAGCCGACCGGAACTCCCTCTGAGCGGTTCCCTGCCGGCTTCACTCCAGAGCCGCCAATAGCGAACGCGGAGACGGGCTTGTATGACGGGTGGCTGGTCGTGGGAGACAACTCTGCCTCTATGTCTGGCGACACGAGCGGCCTGTATGACGGAATGGCCGAGATGTACTCGGCTTACCATTACTACCTGATGAACTCTCGGGGACCGGATGGCCGACAGATGTTCAAGCAGGACAAGGCGTCGAGGAAGTGGGACATACCGGACGGGCCGTATCGCTTCACCTCTAACGGCACTTTCGAGCCGGCGATGGAGCCGGATCCGAACATTCCGCGAGACATGATGAAGCTCAGGTCATTCATGGTGGCCAACGGGCTGGACGCGGTGGTGTTCGAGCACGATTCGGGCAGCAGCGGTGTCGCCCACCTCGGGAAGATCCCAGAAAAAATTCAGAAAACAGAAGAAAAGGCCGAGCCCCGAAAGAAGCCCGGCCCGAAGCCGAAAACGCAGACAGCAGACTGAGATACGGCCGCCGGCCTTAGGGCGGGAATCCCCCGAGGCACCCCTCAGCGGCCCTCTCGGCGATCTTTTTGTCCTCGGGGTCCCCATACCTGCCCAGGCGCTCACAAAGCTCCCTGAGGGCCAATTTGTATGCCGACTCCACTGATTCGCCGAAACTCCATCCGGTTTCTTTTGAGTGTGGAGCCTCTACGGCTACCGACCACACGCTATGGCCACGCACATACACGCGGCGAGGTCTAACCTTTAGCTTTTCCAAAGCGCCACCACACAATTGCCAAAACGGGCGAGGCAATAATAGCCCATGTGGCCTCCAGGCTCGCAGTGTTGAGGTCGCTGGAAAAAAACGCGAACAAGAAGGTCCCGGTGACGTAGCCGAGGGTCACCGGCCACCGCTTCCATAGGGTGATGGCGGAGAACACCAGCAATTCGAACCAGTAACCCGCCAGGCGGATCACTCCCGTTCCGCACGCCTCCGTTCGAGCCCACGAGACGATGCGAGCAGGACATCCTTGGTCGAGGGACGCCCACAGATGCCCGAACTCGTGGACAGGCGCCACTATTGGCGTGAACGCGGCAACGACGCCAAGCGCGATGAGCGCATTCTTCTTCGCAGCTCTATCTTTTTCGCGAGGATAACGGCGAACCTGTAGGATCGCTCCCTTGACCGGAACTTCTGGCCGCCGGCGGCCTCGTAGCTTGTAGCCGTAAACTCCCGAGTGGCCAGGACCACTCCCTCGTTGTCTATGGTTGCCCACCATAGCCTCCCTTGAAACATGAACTCGGCCCCTGATTGATCCAGGGCATCTAACACCTTCTCGTAGCAAATTGGGTCGCGAGCGCGGACATTCCAACGAAAAGTTCGTTTGCCCTTCGCTCGAACACCCATAAATATCAGGAGGGTCGGCGCGAGTAGGGCCAGAAGCGGAACCGCGCCGCAGCCACTCATCCCTTGCCCCGGAGAAGGCTGCGCTGGCGTTTACTCATTCCCGCTAGGCGCTTTTTTGCCGCCTCCATCTCTGCAGCGCTGGGCCGACCGGGGCCGCGCCTCTGGGCGAAGTGCATTAGGTCGGCGTCACTGAACGCCCACCGATCGCCCCACAGCTGGCCGTAGTGGTACTTCCTTGCCCACTTCCGAACCATCTGCGCGCTGACCCCGAATAAATCGGCAACCATCTGCGCGCTGAACAAGCTGCCGTCGGGAACTTCGAGCGCGCCCATCTTCGGATCAATTCCTTGTCTGGTTTGCGCCATCTATATATCCTCCGCGCAACGTGCGCGCCTAACTTCCGTCGGGCACGCCTGTGTACGGGCCAGGGGAAGGGAGTGTCCGACCCCTGGCCCTTTTCTCATGGCCGCGCCACGGCCATGGGTTTTCGGCAATTCGATCCGCTTCGCCATTACTCGGGACCCTCGGCTCGCCCCAGGGTCTCACAGGGTCGGCAGCGATTCTCGCTCCACTCGCATCCGCAATCGTCGCAAACGTATGAAGCTTCTATTTGGTACCCCGCCCCCGTGATAGCGGCGATTTGCTCCATCAACCGTTCCACCGCCTCGGCGTCACTTGGCTCCACCGCTACGGTGTAGGTGTGGCGTTCCCGCATCATCTTGGGGCATCGGCGCCCCTCTCTCGGGGGGCGCCCTCTTGAGGGGCCGCGAATTTTTTTTTCTTGTCAGTTAGTAGCGCTGGCATCGTCCTCTCCTTTCGCTGTCACGACCGAATAGGCCACGTTGATGTAGACCTGCGTGTTCCCCAGGCTGTCCTCTACGCATAGCGCGGAGGGTGCCACGTCGGGGGGAACCACCGAGGAGGGGGCGCCGACGTAGATGCGCCGGATGTTCCCCCCCGCGTTGATTCGTCGCGCGTCCCCGTCCGGGAAAAATATGTGGCAGTGCGTAATCACTCCTCCTCCTCGCTCCGCTCTCGCCCAGAGATGTCGTTATAATCGGCAAACCCGCCGGGGGGCTCTAGGATTTCGTCCAACCCGACGTCGTCTCGGAACTTCTGGCTATCGGCTATGGCTTCGAGCACTTGCTCGG